CGAGGAGGAAGAAGGAATCGTAAGAGGAATTGGCATGATAGGAAACCAATTCAGAAAAGTAGAACCATGTTCAAACCACAACTGGGTTATAACAAGTTAGCATCTGCTTTTCAGAATTTGGCAAATATCGAAGGCATTCATATTGATGATTCAGTCTTGAATAAATTAGAGAATCTTGGAGCACTTTTAGTTGCTCTGAAAGATTGTGCATCTACACCGCAATTTCTTTCAATTCTCTTTTTGTATTTTAAGACTCACTATTCTATTAGTGTTGCTAACACAGCAGCAACGTATGTCTCGGAAATTTTTGAGACTACGTTTGATCCACATAGGTGAGTTTGGTATGACTGAAGATCAAAAACCGAAGTGGTTAAAATGTCTTAAGGAATGTCAGGAAAATTGGACTCTGGTTATTCGGAACGATGGATTTAAGAAACTTAGTCACGTCATTAGTCTTTGTATTGCACTGGGACTTTGTGACGCGTCGAGTTTAGATTTCAAAGTTGGCGGAATGAAACTGTTTTCCTTGGGTGCATACACCAAACAAGCTTCAGCCATTGATTTGGTTGATGCAGCATTTGAAACAATTGTTTATTTTGCTGAAGGTGGATACATGTGTTTTGTACGTGGATCCATTAAACCCCTCTTGTATGGTAATATGGATAATGAGGAATTCGAAGAAACTTTTGCTGCTTGTTCCAGATGCCACGAATATGCTAAGGCTGGAAATCTTGAGAAGCTAGAAAATATGTCCGAAAATGACTATGAAGCTCTTCTTGAGAAATGTCAGGAGAAATGCAAGTACTTGATACGCACTTCTCGTGGTATTGTGGAGAAAAATCTCCTCCAGAAGAAATTAGACATTGTTCGTGGTTTTCAAGCCACATTTAGGCAAACCCGAGTTCAAGGAGGATTGCGCGAGGCTCCATATGCTATTGGAGTTTTTGGTGGAACATCCGTTGGTAAATCAACTGTTGCTAATGTTTTAATGGTAACAAGCTTATTGACTAATGGATATTCTGCCACAGACGACAGAATTATGACCTTGGATGATGG